AGGGCTGGGTCTTATTCGCAATATAAGTTCCAAATATTGATCTACGAGCACCTTAGACTTATTCAGCCCTTATCTGGCAAGGATATTTCTATATTATCCTCTTCTTTAAGTCTAATGGAACCTCACGAAATTGGCGAGGTGAAGCAATCTCAAACTCGAATGTTCACCTGACTTAAGTTAAAGGTCTTAAAAAGGATGAGATTGCCGCGCTTCGCTCGCAACGACATTAAAATGGGTTTTCTCGCGAATCATGCCACTGGGTGGTGACAGGGAAGAAAATACCTATTCCCATTCAATGGTGGCGGGGGGCTTGCTGGTGATGTCATACACTATGCGGTTGACGCCCGCTACCTCATTGACGATACGGTTGGCGACGCGCGCCAGCAATTCATGCGGCAGGCGGGCCCAGTCGGCGGTCATGAAGTCCTGGCTGGTCACCGCGCGCAAGGCGATTACTTCCTGATAGGTGCGCTGGTCGCCCATCACACCCACCGAACGAGTAGGCAACAGCACGGCAAACGCCTGTGCAATACTTTGCCTTTCATGGAAATGGCGGTTGAGTAAGCCAGCCGCAATTAGTTCCTGACGGAAAATGGCGTCCGCGGCACGCAGTTTAGTTAAGCGCTGGGCAGTGACCTCGCCAAGACAACGCACTGCCAGACCGGGGCCGGGGAAGGGCTGTCGCCAGACCAGCTCCTCGGGTAAACCCAACGCTTCGCCCACCGCACGTACCTCATCTTTGAACAGGTAGCGCAGCGGCTCGATCAATTCAAAATCCATGTGCTCAGGTAAACCGCCCACATTGTGATGGGTCTTGATGCGCTGTACCTGGGAACGTTCAGGAGCGCGTGATTCGACCACATCCGGATAAATGGTACCCTGCACCAGGAAACGCGGCTTCCCCAGTTGCCTGGCCCGGGCTTCAAAGACGCGGATGAATGTTTCGCCGATAATACTGCGCTTCTGTTCCGGATTTTCTATGCCATGAAGGGCGGAAAGGAAAGTTTGGCTGGCATCCACGACGTGCAGCCCAGAACCCAAGTGGGCACGCAGGGCTTTCTCAACTTGGTCACGCTCGCCCTGGCGCAGCAAGCCGGTATCTACGAACACTGCGCTGAGCTGTGCCCCAAGTGCCTTATGCACCAGGGCAGCGGCTACGCTGGAATCCACACCGCCGCTGACTGCTGCCAGCACGTGGTGCTTACCAACCTGCTGACGCACACTTTTCACAGCGCAGTGGATGATGGACTGCGGTGTCCAGTCGGCTGGTGCGCAACAGATATCAACTACAAAGCGCTGAAGCATTTCCAAACCAGCGGGAGTGTGGCGCACCTCAGGGTGAAACTGCAGTCCGTAGATATGGCGCTTGGGGTCACCCATGGCGGCGATGGGACAGTTGGCGCTGGTTGCCAGTAAAGCGAAGTTGGGTGGGAGCGTTTCCACCTGGTCACCATGCGACATCCAGACCTGGTAAGTTCCTGGTGAAAGGAGGGGATTGTCGGCACTAACCTTGATTTCAGACAGCCCATATTCACGCTGGCTGGAGGGCGCTACCTTGCCGCCCAGTTCTTGCACCAGCAACTGCATACCGTAGCAGATGCCCAACAGCGGCAGCTTGCTCTCAAGTACGTAGGGGGGCAGCGGAGGCGCGTTGTTTTGATAGACTGAAGCTGGTCCACCAGAGAGGATCAAGCCCCGGGGCGCTATCGCCAGCACCTCTTGCCTGGGTGTATCCCAGGGGAACAGTTGGCAGTAGACCTGCAGCTCGCGTACTCGCCGCGCGATCAACTGTGTGTATTGGGAGCCGTAATCAAGGATTGCGATGCTCATATTTTTTCACCAAGAAATTCGAAACACAAAGGCACGAAGATACTAAGATTATATGTATAACTATACTCTTTGTAGCTTGGAGTCTTGCTGGTTAAATGATTAATAAATCCTTTGTGTTTTGGTGGTCAATCATGCTTAAACACTATCTGCCCATTGTCCATCGAGGTGATACACACCAGCGACTCAATCGGTACATTGAGGTTAGCGAGCTGCTTGCGGCCGCCCTCGAACTCCTTTTCGATCAGCGCGCCGATGCCAACCAGCGTTGCGCCGGCTGCCTGGGTCAGACGCACCAGCCCGTTGATGGTGGCACCGCTTGCCAGGAAGTCATCGATGATCAGCACGCGCTCGCCATGTGCCAGGTACTCGGGCGAGACAATCAGTTCGACCAGCACACCCTTGGTATGTGAGGGCGCTACGGTCAGGTAGACCTGGTCAGGCATGGTGATGGGCTTGCTTTTGCGGGCGAAGACCACCGGGATCTGCAGTGCGCGGGCGGTCATCAGCGCCGGGGCGATGCCCGAGATCTCCGCAGTCAGCACACGCGTGGGCTGCACGGGTGCAAAGCGGCGTGCGAACTCCTGCCCGCACTTGTCCATCAGGCGCGGGTCCACCTGGTGATTGATGAAGGAATCCACCTTGAGGATGCCGTTGCCCAGATTGGCACCTTCGTTCAGGATGAGGTCTTTGATGGTTTTCATATTAATCTTGGGTAGATTTATTTAATTTCATTTTTTAATTCTGAGATATTTGTTAGGATCCATTTTTTTCCACATTTGCATTCACCGTAGTATTCATTTTGATATTGCCCCCCGATGAGTTCTAATATAATATGTTTCCCACAGATGCATACAAAATCGAGTATTTTTTTCATATTGATTCCTTATTAATTTCTATTTTTTAATCCAAATATTTCTATTGGGATTATTTAAGAGCCCAATATTACGTAAATATTGCAATTGTTGTCTTATTTTAGCTTTTATATTTTGATTATATGGGTATTTTCTTTTGAATTCTTCTTCAAAAACATAAATATCACTTGCTTTAAAAGGATGGGATGGTAATTTTTCATAAACTACTTTCATCCAGCCAAATAGGTCATCAGGTTTGGTTTGGGGTTTAGGTAATATCTTCTCTCGGTCTTTAATGTTCTTAATTAATTCATTAATTTTTGCTTTTCTTGTTGTTCTTTTTTTCACTTTATTAAAATTTGTATATATTTCTTCGTAAAGATTTAAATATTCGTCGTCAGGTATAAACTTGTTCCCTTGATGTTTAAGTAAGCCATACATTTCGTATATATCAGATATTATTTCCTCATCGATAGACGCATTAATTATTGTATTTATTTCAATGTTATTTTTAAATCCCCCCTTAGTGAAATTTGAGGAACCAATAATTACTTTTGCTTCACTTCCTTTATTGAATATGTATAGTTTTGGATGAAAAACAGGTGTGTTCATTATGCGTGGTTCACTAAAGCAATAAAAATTAATCCGCAAACCGCTATCATGCATTTTCTTGAACGATCTTAGTACTTTTGGTTCTGTCAAATTAAAGTCTAAGCCCACAATAAATTCAATTCTTTTTCCTGATGATAGGTGTTGATTTATTTTTTCTTCAAACATTGAATAACCAGAATATTTTATAAAAGCTACAGCTATCTTTATATCTAAAGATTTTGAGATGCTTTTGTCGATAACATCAAATAGCCTAGATGTGATATTGTCAGTGAATGTTATTTCCATTTTTCCCTAATAAAATCTTTTTTGTGAATTAATTATTAATTACTTATCAAATTCTACCATTCCTATTTTGACAGATTGTTTTTCCCCTGCATATCCCTTAATCTAATACTACAATAGAACATCAATTCTATACTCGTATTTCTATACTCGCAGCAGGCGAGCCGGTGGGACGCAAAGTCCCCAGGTGCCGGGCTGGAGGACGGCTAAAAGCATTGACCAGGCGGGAAACTCCAGAGAGATTCATAACAGCCACCCTGCTCCCGCCCGGGCCGGCTCGTTTGCACCCAGGGAGGTATTTATGCCAGACAGAAAGCGCAAACCAGGCGCTCAACCCCGTAACACGAATGCCTTAAAGCACGGATTTTACTCACGTCGTTTTCGCCAGTTGGAACTATTTGATCTGGAAGATGCGCTGAAGGATGGATTGAACGACGAGATTGCCCTTTTACGAGTAATCATCCGGCGCGTGTTCGCGATCGCCAGCAATGAAGGGCAGGAGCTGGAGACCTGGTTCAAGGCGCTTTCAACCCTGGGACTGGCCGCCAGCCGGCTGGCAAGCCTGTTGCGGACCCAGCGTACCCTGGCAGATGACCCTTCCAATGTTGCGTCCGCCCTATCCCAAGCAATCGGTGAGGTTTGTGATGAACTTGGAATTACTAAGTATTAAGCAGCTCCATGCTGCATTAAAAATAGCTCTAATTGAACTAGGTTTTTATGGAAGATACGCAGATCCAACTTATAAAAGAACAATTTGCACGGCTGCGGGACAACATAGAGGCACGTTTTCAAAAGATCGAAAGGGATCTCAATCACCAAAAGGCGATCTCAACCGAAAAACGCAGCCTGATAACATCCCGACTGACTGACATCCGCACTGCCCTCAAAGACCATGAGGACCGTATCCGCCTGGTGGATGACGCCGTAATAAGCCAGCGCACCACCGGCTCACTGCTGCAGGTCGGTCAAGCCGGCTTATCGCTTGTGCTTTCAGCCATTGCTGCATGGTTAGGATCTAAATATTGACTGTCCCAAAAATGCAGCTGTATTTGGTCCATAAAACGGGACAGCAGATTAATTTAATAACAATGATGAAAATGGTAATTATGTATGAGCCAAATAATCGCAAACGTCAAGAAACTCATGCGGGATATCAACATTTTTATCCAGCACGGCAGCCAATTAACCCTCAGAGACTACCAGAAAGGTGTCGCAGACGCCATTCTAAGGTCAATAATAGACCGATCTGGCCTTACTTTTGTAATTATTTTTCCGCGTCAGTCTGGAAAAAACGAATTGCAAGCTCAATTAGAGACCTTTTTACTTACTTTGCTGCACCTTATGGACGCCGAAATGGTGAAAATATCACCTACCTGGAAACCGCAATCACTAAACGCCATGCGCCGGCTCGAAAGAGTCCTCAACCGCAACCTGATCACCAAGAATTGGTGGCGCAAAGAGCAGGGTTATATCTATCGGGTCGAGACCGCCCGCATTTACTTCTTTTCTGGTCAACCTCGATCAAGTATCGTTGGCGCAACCGCTTCAGTCCTGCTGGAACTGGACGAAGCCCAGGACATATTAATAAGCAAATTCGACAAGGACATCGCTCCCATGGCAGCCAGCACCAACGCTACGCGCGTATTTTGGGGTACTGCCTGGACATCCCGCACCTTGCTGGCCAGAGAATTGCGAGCTGCCCGTGAACAACAAAAGAAAGACGGTATCAGAAGGGTATTTGTTATGACTGCTGACGATGTCTCTAAAGAAGTACCCGCTTACGGTGACTTTGTCAAAGAGCAGGTCGCCCGCCTGGGCAGGAATCACCCCATGGTAAAGACTCAATATTTCAGTGAGGAAATTGACGCCGAAGGTGGATTGTTCCCGCCGGAACGGCGCGCACTCATGAAAGGACAGCACCCCGCTGCAGTTGAACCTGAACAAAACAAGCTCTACGCCCTCACCCTGGACGTAGCCGGTGAAGACGAAGGTGTCACAGGAGCTCCCGAAGATACTGGTGACGCTGCCTCGCTTGAAAACCCAAAGCGTGACAGCACTTCATTGACCATTTTTGAGGTTGATCTATCTACTGTTGAGGATGAATTAATCAAAAAACCTACCTACAAGGTCATTTTTAGGCAGGAATGGATCGGAATTAAGCACACTGATCTATACGCCAAGGTCAAAGCACGAGCCGAATTATTCTACGTAAGATACTTAGTCGTTGATTCTACTGGTGTCGGAGCCGGCTTAGCCAGCTTTTTAACTGCTGCTTTTCCTGACCAGGTCATACCTTTTGACTTTAACACCCGTACTAAATCGGATCTGTGTTGGGATTTCCTCGGGATCATCGACAGCAACCGCTTCAAAGATCATGCCCCGCTTTATCTCGGTGTTGATACTGTCTCAATGCAAACATCTACCGGACTAAACCTTTCCCCGCTGGCTGCCAAACTGGCAGCTTCTCAAATTATCTTTTGGCAGCAAGTTGAGTTCTGTGAGTTTGAAATCCTACCAGGCCCCAAGAAAACCGTTCGTTGGGGTGTGCCGGACGGCACCCGCAACCCCGCCAACGGCGAGCTAGTACACGATGATTTACTGATCAGCGCTGCTTTAGTCGCTGTTTTAGACCAGCAGGATTGGTCCGCAAGCGGTCCAACCTTCGTAATTCAAGCTAAGGATCCCCTCGATGATATCGATAATGAAGGATTCTGATGTGTTTACAGGTCATTTATGCCCTGTAAATCAATACTTTTTGCCTGATTTCAAAAAATTCTTGAAATCAGAGCTATTATTGTTAATGTTTAATAAGTTAATTAATATATATATATATATTAACAACAACAATAGGTACCCATTTCAAAAAATTCTTGAAATCAGCTCACTATACGAAATACTTTCACAGAGTTATCCACATCGTATCCACAGTTTTTCCCCAATTTTTCAATTATCCCGTTTTTTAGATTTCCAAAAAGGATATCGCGGGAGATTAAGGAGTTAAATCATGATTTATGGTATTGATGTTTCACATTGGCAGGGTGCTATCGACTGGCACAAGGTTGCCAGTACTGGTATCAAATTCGCTTTTCTCAAAGCCACTGAAGGTACTGACCACAAGGACGACAACTACTTAACCTACCTGGCCGGCGCCAAAGCTGCCGGTATTCTTACCAGCGCTTATCACTACTTCTTGCCCAAATACAACGCTGCAGAGCAGGCTCACCATTTCCTCGATACTGTCGAGAGAGCCGAAAAATCAGTCGGCAGTCAGCATGACCTACCTTTGGTCATTGATGTTGAAGTCAAAGCTTCCGCTCATTACCTCAAAGAAGTTATTGACTTCTTCCTGGTAGTCGTGCAGCAAGCCCGCAAAGGAACCCCCATAATCTACACCAGCCCCGGATTCTGGCGCTCATACCTTGGCAGGTCTTGGGAAGAGTGTGTTAAATACCCCCTGTGGGTCGCTCATTATGGCACTGGTATCCCCGGGCAGTTCTTTCCGTGGGTTTCCTGGAAGTTCTGGCAGTACACCCGTGCCGGCAGGATCCCCGGCATTGCTGCCAACGTTGATCTGAATGTTTTTTCTGACGGTTTTTATGATCTTGTTAATTTTTGCGTCCCTGATGATCCACCTAAAAAAACCCCTATCCATTCCAAGGGTATCAAGATCGGCGAAAAGAAAAGGTCTAAAAAATGACAATATTTGATAGAGTTATTGAACGGTTGTTCTACAATACAGTCCAAAACCAGGTCCGTGAACAAATGGCGGTGATTGAAAATGATAATAATTATCCAACTGATGACGAATTGAAAAAAATCAATAAATGGGATTGTAAAGATCTTCACGGTTTGATGGCATATATTCGAGAACTTTGGGAATTTGCGGATTATGGATATTGGTCACAAAAGGGAGATACCTATTATTTAGATACTGCTGGTTGGAGTGGAAATGAGGATATTATTGCAGCCCTACAAAAAAACAGAATTTTCTGGATGTTTTATTGGCAGCAATCAAGGCGAGGCGGACATTATATATTTCAACCAATAAGAAATTCAATAAAAAGGCTTCAAATAAATGACAATATTCGATAGAGCTATTGAACGGTTGTTCTACAACACAGTCCAAAACCAGGTCCGTGAACAAATGGCGGTGATTGAAAATGAAAATAATTTTCTCATTGGTACTCGCTCTATGTCAGATAGCGATCGTGACCGTTTGGCTTACGATCGCGGTGACGTTCTGGAAAAGTCTCTCAATGCCTGGCGATCTAATCCCCTGGCTCGTCGTATCGTTGAGCTTACTAGCGAGTATGTGGTCGGCGGCGGCTTATCTTTTACCTGCAAACATTCCTCTACTGCTAAATTCCTTGATTCATTCTGGAATAATCCATTAAATCGCCTGCCTATCCGTGCTTTTGAGTTCTGTGATGAGCTTACCCGTACTGGCAACCTGTTTATTCTCATCTCAACTGACGCTGCCGGCATGTCCTATATCCGCTCAATCCCCGCTAAATCCATTGAAAAGATTGTTTCACGTGAAAATGACATCGAACAGCCCCTGTACTTTCAGCCCAAATCCAGCCTGGATGACATTCAACCTAAACCCTGGCCAGCTTACGACCAGCAAACTGATGATCCCTCCAAACCTACTATGCTGCAGTACACCATTAATAAGCCTGTTGGCGCTCAGTGGGGTGAGAGCGACCTGGCCCCGCTTCTGCGCTGGCTATCACGTTATTCTTCCTGGCTGGAAGACCGCGCCAGATTGAATCGTTATCGCAATGCTTTCTTATTCGTGGTACAGGCAAAATTCAATTCCGAAGCTCAGCGCAAAGCGCGCCAAACTGCGCTCAATGCCCACCCCCCCAAACCAGGTTCTATCCTGGTATGTGATGAAAACGAGAATTGGAAGGTCATCAATCCCCGCTTGCAGTCCACCGAAGCCCAGCATGACGGCTTGGCGCTTAAAAAGATGATCGCCAGCGGCGCTGGGCTGCCCCTGCATTTCCTTGCCGAACCTGAGAGCGCCACCCGGACCACTGCCGAAGCTGCCGGCGGACCTACTTACCGCCGTTTTGAACAGCGCCAGGAGTATTTCCTGTGGATTATTACCAATATTTTGCAGGTTGCTATCAATCGTAAAGCCTTAATCGATAAGAAAATCAATCCTAAAGCCGAATTTCAGGTCAATGGTACTGATATTTCAGCCCGTGACAACATCTCTTTGGCTATGGCATCTTCAAATATTCTCACAGTTCTTTCAGATCTGAGAGAAAGACACCTAATCGACAACGCCGAATTCCTAAGATTGATCTACCGTTTCACCGGTGAGACCATTGACGTTGAGGACATGCTCTCACGTGGGCGGGCTGAAGAGAATACACCACAGGGTACCCTACCCGTTGGTTTAACTAATCCCCCCCCACCTGCTGACATCAATAAACCTAAACCTAAACTTGACAGCACTACCAAACAACCACTCATCCCAGGATAATCGCGAAGCACTCAGAAGGAGACTTATGTCAACCTACAAACCAAAAGTAGCACCACCTACTAAACACTTTCACTATGTCGGTGAGTTTCGTATTCGCCCACTTGGCAGGGGAATTATTCTTTACGATATTGGCGAATCAACCTACCTGTATGACATGGTCAGGCAGGCATTGATCGGCGGTAAGAACACCGGCATTGCTCATGCTGAATTGAAAATTGATCTGCTTGATTAGTTGCATTTTTATAATAAATATGATATATAAGTTAGAAAGGATATTCTAAATAATGCCTGCTGACATGACAAAATACCCTGTTAATTGGCAAGATATCGCAGCCATTGTGAAAAATGCTGCCAGCTGGAAGTGTGAACACTGTGGACATCCTCACGATCCCACCAGTGGACATACCCTCACTGTACATCATCTTGACGGTAATCCCCTCAACTGCAGTAACTACAACCTGGTTGCATTATGCCAGCGCTGCCACCTCCACATTCAAGCAATTTATAAACCTGGTCAATTCTTGCTTCCTAATATCGATTATCCCGATTGGCTTAAAAAAAGAATTGTCCTGTTTTCTGAACATCTAAACAAGGAGCAATTACATGACAAAAGAACCTCGCAAAGCACTTAGTAAAAGTAAAGAACTCCAACATCGTGTCAACCTGGTTGATTCTTCAGTCAACCAGCAGGGTGAATTTGAAATCCTGGCCATGACTGCCGGTAAAGCTAATTCCTGGACCTTCAGCGAACAAGTCCTCAAAGATTCTGTATCACTGTGGGACAGTGTCGAAACCTTTATTGATCATCACTGGTTTGGTCATTCTATCCATGACCTCGCCGGCATTTGCTCTCAGCCCACCTGGGACCCTGAAAAAAAAGGCGTCAAGCTGCGCTTGCGCCCCTTTGGTCCAGGTGCTGAGATCCTCAGCGAAATCGGTAAACAGATCCTCGCTGATCAGGATAACAAACCCAAGGTTGGCTTCAGTGCTGACATTGTTTTCACCGCCAACGGCAAAAATGTTAAAGAAATCCTGCGCATTTTTTCCGTTGACTTGGTTATAAATCCCGCCCGTGGCGGGGAATTTGTCCGCGAAATCTATCAAAAATTGAAAGGAGATATTATGCCTAAAGAAAAGGACAAAAAAATAAATACCCAGCTGCAAGAAGATCAGCAGCTGCCGCTTGACCCTAACCCCGTCAAAGTTCGTATCAAGCGGGAACAGGCAGCCATTAATCAACTGGTTGACGCCCAGGGCAAGTTCAAAGAAATGCAGGACGAAGCTGACAAGGTTACTGAATTGCGTGTAGCTATGTGCAGCCAGTTCCTCGAGTCCGCCCTGACCGCTTCCAAGCTGCCGGCTCCAGCTGCCGAACGCTTACGCAAGCAGTTCAGCGGCACGGCTTTTGATCCCACTGAATTGACCGAAGCTATCGAAGATACCCGTAACCTGATCAGTGAGCTTACTGGTGCAGCTACCGTTCAGGGTGCGCACATTTCTGCCATGTTCAATTCCGCTGACAAGCTCCAGGCAGCCGTTGACGACCTCTTAGGTTCACCCCGGGATGAAGAATCCGAGAAATTATCGGTACGCCCTCTTTCTGGTATTCGTGAACTGTACATGATGTTGACTGGTGACTACAACTTACATGGTGGTTTCTTCTCAGATCGTGCCCAGTTTGCTACAACCGCAGACTTCACCGGCTTAGTAAAGAACGCATTGAATAAGATCGTGGTCAATACTTGGGAGCAATTAGGTCTTGCCGGCTACGACTGGTGGAATAGAGTTTGTAGAATTGAGCATTTTCAGTCAGTTAATTCCATTACCGGTACTCTGGTTGGCACTGTTGGCACGCTCCCCACTGTCGCTGAAGGTGCCGAATACACCGAACTAGTCATTGGTGACAGCCCTGAGACCGCTGACTTCACCAAATACGGTGGTTACATCCCCTTGACCCTGGAATTAATCGACCGAGACATGACCCGCAAACTTTCAGCTTATCCCCGTGAGCTTGCAGCAGCCGGCTTGCGCAAGATTTCAGCCCTTGTTGCTGCTATCTTCACCGCCAATTCTGGCGTTGGCCCCACCATGGCGGACACAGGTAATCTCTTCAATGCCACTGCAGTTACTACCAAAGGCGGACATAAGAACTTGTTAACCACCGCCCTTTCAGCTGCTGAATGGGACGTTGTCTCATCCGCTGTTTATGCTCAACCTATGCTCATCAAAAATGCTGCCGGACATTACGGAACAGGTCCCGCCATGGCTATTAATCCCCGCTTTTTGCTTGTTCCCCGTGAATTGCAGCTTGCTGCTATGAAGATTCTTTATCCTACTTTGGAAAATGCAGCCAATATCTACAGTGAAAACTTGCAGCGTGGTCAGCCCGGTGACGTTGTCACAGTTCCCGAATGGACTGAGCCTACCGATTGGGCAGCCGTTTGCGATCCTTTGATTGCGCCGGCTCTCTTCGTTGGTGAACGTTTTGGAATAATGCCTGAGATCTTCATCGCTGGCGACAACCTTTCACCCGCTGTCTTTACCAACGATGAACACCGCCTGAAGGTAAGACACTTCCTGGCTGTGTGGGTCAATGATTTCCGACCACTTCACAAATCAAATGTAGCATAAAAAAGGAGTAATAAATTATGGGTTACATACATGATGTAAACATGACACAATGGATCAATCCAGGCGATTTTGAGATCACAGTCGGTACTTGGGTTCTTTCTGAGTCTGCTAACCTCGTTAAACGTGCCAAAGACGCAGCCGATGAAGTTTTTACTGCCCTGATCCCTATCACTATGCCGTCAAATGCCATTGCTAAAAAGGGCGCTAAACTCGAAAGTATTGACATTTGGTACAAAATTGCTACCACTCTATGTGATGACTTTGCTACCGTTGAACTTGAAAAAGTTACACTGCCGGCCACTGGTGTTGCTGCTGCAGGTGCCGCCGTCACCACCACAGAGGACGCTGACCATGACATAGCTGCAGAAAGAAAAGCTATCGGCGATCACACCATGACAGTCAATCTCTCCACCCCCGCCTGGCTTGATGACGGCGACGCTTACTGGCTTAAATTGGTCGTTGATTGTGCCGTTGGCACTGTTTTTACCTTCTTCGGCGCTAGAGCAAACTTTACCCTGAGAGTATGAAAGGTGACTGACTTCCTCCAGTCATCTTCTATTCTCCGTTTTGCCCGCCCCCGCCATGCCAACTGGCGGGGGAAGGGCAGCACTATTTTTAATTCTTATTTCTGGTGCTTAAAAATAAAAAATAATTTCAAGATTTTTATTATTCGCATAGTTCGCACCACAAATAGAAAATTACATATTAACTTTATTCATTTCTAAAGGAGTATAACCATGAAAACAAAATTACCTTCAAAATTCTTATCAATCTTTTCCTCACGTAAGTTTTGGGCTGCTTTCTTCGGCTTCATTGTCGTTGTAATAAAGCAGATTTACCCTGACTTTCCCCTGGACGCCAAGCAGATCACCCATGTCGTCTATTTGCTGATCGCTTATATCATCGGTGTCGCTGTTGAAGACGCTGGTGTCGGTGCTGGTGGCAACGTACCCCTATGAAAAAAACCAAAACTGAAGCGGATCTGAAGCTTTGCACTAAGCTTTTAGGTGCTGAACCTCTCGATTATGCCCGTTATAGCGAGGACGGGCGCCTGGTGGCTATTGCTGCTGACGGTAGAAAGGTTGTTCTACAATATAAACATGATCCATCCACTATTACCAAAGAAAAACCTAAACCTATCACCAAACTACTCAAAAAGACCAGTAAACCACCTCCCGAGAGTATCAAAGTACCCATTATTGATGAAACGGTCGCTGCCCTCCAGGCGCAGAAATCGCCTGGCGTTGTGTCCCTCCCTCCAAAGGTGCAAAGCTCCGCTAAGGTCAAAAAAGCCCCTGCGCCCTCTAAACCAAACCCTAAGCGACCGCTCAAAATCAAATCGCGAAGCGCTCAGTAGGAGATCCGCCGTAACCCGCACCAATTATCAAAAACCACTTTGGTGCGGGTCGGCTAAACATCGCGAAGCACACTGTAAAGTGACAAATAATTATGGCTGCTCTTGCTGCTTATAGAACACGTATTCTAAATACTCTCAAATCTACCAATGAAAAGTTCGACAATGACACCATTGACGAAGCTTTACAGAAGGTCTTAGATGACTATTCGCGCGCTTTTCCTAACGAAAATCAGCAATCTATCACCATTGCAACCGCCGGCAGAACCCAAGCAATCGGCGCTTGCACTGGTCTTATCACCATTTTGCAGCTCGTCCACCCTTACGATGATTCTGTCTTAGACCCATTTGTCTATCAGCGTGAGGATTATTACCTCACTTTCGTTGACGGGGTCCCCACTCTTTACTTTTCTGGTGCGGATATTCCTGCTGTTGATGAAAAAATTTATATCCGCTATCTTACCCGCCAAACTATTGACACCCTCAACGGCGCCAGCGCCACCACCGTTCGTGATGATCACGAAAGCAAGCTCGTTCTTGGTGCTGCTGGTGTCGCTGCTATGGCCAGAGCAGCCGGAACTATTGAACAATGGGGTGGTAAACCCGGTGATCCCAATCAATTAATGCTGTTGGGCAAGCAGCAGTACAATATTTTTGTTGAATTTCTTATCGAAATTAGAACTGAACAATCCATTGACATCTTTCCTAATGCCTTTTGGGAGCTTGATTCTTACGATTCTAAGGACGATTTCTAATGTCAAATGGTCACCTTCCTGAGTATGATCCCTTTGATCCTATGGCACAGGACGAAGCCACTGGCTTCTACATTCCCCAGGCTCTTTACTCTTACAACATTGAATATAAATATATGTGGATGACCAGGGGACATAACTGCCCGGTCTGCAATATGATGAGAGGTCGTGTTTATTCAATGCGCTTCTGGACTCAGGCTGTCATGCCCGGCTTCCACCCCCATTGTGATTGTTTTTTAAAATTGGTCGCTATTGAATATCCCGAATCTGACACTGATATTTTTGGCATTGAAGCTTTCATTGACGCTCTTAATCTGTCCGCTTTCTGGAAATATATGCTTCATTCCATTTTGCCTCAAAACTTCCGCAAATCTAAAGAACTCGCCGAATCTTACGCTCTTACCGGCAACTGGCAGGAAGCTTTTAACATTGTCGAAGATCAATTTAAATCTTATTATGGACTTATCGACCTGCCCCGCTATCGTCTTTTTCAACCTACTTTTTACAGATTTACAATAGATGGAAATTTCACTGGTCTAAATTTCTGGGAGTATCCCTACACTCCTAAACCCTACATGCCCTATGAGATCTACAGAGGCAGGTAAATAATTATGCCCACCATTGGCACTGACTGTGACATCACGCTCACTCACCCACAACTAAACTCTGGGGACCCCTACGGTTTTTTGATTGCATACGACCCCACCGTCAGGGGTAATAATATATCTGTCCAACGACAATTAGTCGATGATGAGATATCCATCCGCATATTCTTTACTATCATTCTTGCCGATGATCTCAAGAACCATGACGGATCGGAACACTCCGCAGATCGCCAGACTATGTACAACAAGTTACTGGAATATCTCGCAATTACAGAGGGTCTCTCAGTTGACACAGTCATCGGGGTCTTTGCTGGCATGGGCGCCACCGGCTTCAGTGGCACCGAACTGCACCAACCTGAAGTCACTCATGTCTCTTTGCAGTTCAACAACATCACACTTTATCACCCGCCTATCGATAGCGATCTGTTCTTTGCCAGCGTTTGGAACGGTGACGGTATCAAGTGGGAAGACAATATGATCTGGAGGTAATCTCTATTATGCCTGAAACCCCTTTAAAACCCTTTTTAATCGTTCCTACGCAATCATTTGATATCTTCATACCTTTTTTTGCTATCGTTGATTTTTACCCAACAAAATTGGATTCTTCCTTATAATGCAAAAAATCAATCTATTATGAGCAATCATATTTCCCACATAAGAGAATCTATAGAATCCCAGTATAAAATTAATCCAACAGGTTGTGGGGGTAGTTTTGGAGAAATTCTTTGCTGGGAAATCCATGAAAACGGAATGACTTTTAAATGGCTTGCCGATAAGTGGGGTATAAGCATATCACTTCTCGGCGAACTCATTAGGGACCATTGCATGCGACTAGAGGAATTACCAAAGGTAAAACATGATTAGCATTTACCTTCTATTCTACGCACGTCTCGCTCCGTTCTCTTTCGTCAACGGCGGACAGCTCCGCTGTCCCCCTCCTGGTCGCCAGGCTTATGCACGGCTCGCTTCGCCCTCCCCCGCGACTTCCCCGCCGCTCCCCCCCTTAAACCCCCTCTTC